TCGGTAAGTAGACTCCAGGTCTCTCCATCTTGCATGCTCGGCACCATGATGATCTCCAGTTGCGTGCATCTTCTCATATAGCTTTGATGTATATTGTGGACTCTTGTGTCGCGACGCACCATTGATTAAAATTTTACTTCGTAGTGCATCACTGTGACGAATAGTCATTCCCGCGTTCTTTGGGATGTGCACAAAGATCTTTTGATCAGACATACTTCATTAGTTCCTCTACATTCTCACCACGATTGGGTAGCTTGTCTTTTAGAAAGAAGTGTACAAAGTTACAATCCTTAATTCGTTCCATTTCAATTCCAGTAAATAAACCATTCCAGTGGTAGGACAGGTTTTTTACTTTCATCTTTTCTTTCTTGACCCAGTAGTTTAGTAGTGTCTGATCTGTGGACCATTTCCAATTTCCCACTCCATCAATAAAGTTCTTAAATTCAGCGCGCTCAATAAACTGCTTTGGAGACTGTCCTCTTAGATACTTAGCAATACCTTTATTGACAACCATCATGCCCATATTGTAGAAATCTGCACCTCGGCCTCTGGGATCTTTCCAATCGAACAGTTGATGCATTCCAGGCATACCATATTGCATACGAGAGTAGTTAGCAATCTTACGGTCATACTGAGGTGTGCATGGCATATCACGTTCTAGGACACCACCGAAGTCATACTCCATTGGAACGCTATCAAAAATGCTATGCGCGACTGAGTCTCTAATCCAAATGTCAGAATCTATAATTGCAATCTGATCATAGTGCTCAAGATACTCGAACGCATTTTCTTTTTCAAAGATGGGAAGATACCCTAACCGAGCAGTAGCTTCTTTACTTCGGTTGGTATTGAAAGGATCAGGTTTGATCCTTAGGATAGGTTGAGTCTGAACAAGGTAATCAGATCCTATACGTTCAGCATAGGCTTTTACACTAGCCGTACAATGATCGTAAAGTTTAGACTTCTTGCCTACATACACTTGATAAATTAGTGTTTTCATTATATGAGTCTGCCATTTCAATTATGGAAGCTGCCAGATTATGAGCTTCTTTGAACCGTCGACGTAGACGATTAGATTGGTGGCCATGATCTACAAACCACTTTAGGTTATCTATAGTGCCATTATGATTGGGGATATTGTATCGACGTACAATATCCTCCCATTGATATCGCTTCACGAGCAGTTGTTCAATCATTTAGATATTCAGGTCCTGGATTCTTTTCATTCATGACTTCACGCAACATCTTCTTTGTTTGCGTTTGATCTTCATTTGACTCGACTGGCCGAATCTTTATTTCTTTGATCATTGTTTGCGCTTTATGCTTCCCAGCATTTTTATTGCGCGTATCGTTCCGAGTAAACTTAGCCATTTGCCTTTCCTTATTCAAAGCCTAACATTTCTTTGGTCATTATATAATCCCGAACAAAATCAGAACGAACAATATCTTGCCAGCCAAAGTTGACTGATTGGAAGTTCTTCAGTTGCTCGACAATCGTCAAGAACTTCATGATGCCATCTTTCTCTTCTCTCTGCTTATAATCAGTAAAGTCAGATTGTAGATAGTCACCAGAAAAGATTACACGGGAGTTTCTACCCACACGTGTTATTACAGAATCAAGTTCATGAAAGCTCAAGTTCTGCATCTCATCAACTAATATTACACAATTATCTAAAGTAAGTCCACGGATAAAAGAAGTAGATTGAAACTCGACAATCTTTGCATTCTTTATTTTGTTCCAGCTATACCTATCACCAAACAACTCGTCAGCGATGTTTTTATATGGTGCTAAGAACACATCTTCTTTTGTTTCCTTATCTCCAGGAAGGAATCCCATTTCTCTTGTTGGGACCATGGATCTCACAACAACTAGCTTATCCGCTACTGTATCAGGATCAAGAATGTGTTCCATAGCTAGATACATTCCCATGAATGTTTTACCAGTACCCGCAGATCCAGATAAGACGAGATTGAACTCATCGTCCCATGCTTCAAAAGCAGTTGCTTGATTTTTTGTTAGGGGTTGGTACTCGAGTAGATCGTCAAGCCTAACTGTCATTGAACGGTTAGGACCTTTAGTTCGCTTTGCCATATATCAAACCTTAATAGTATTGTTTCGTCCAGCACCTTTTTTAACTCTGGACAGATGATCTTCCCAATCTTTGCCAGCACGTCTCATCGTAGATGTTGTATCTCCGACGAAGTTGGGAGTGGAAAGCAATTGTTCCCACTCACCATTGTCTAACATTTCTTGTCGCTCTGACAACGATAAAAACATTTCTTTTACATCACCAGTCACTTTATTCTTCATACTATATGTTGGCATGTTATGCGACTTTAGCCTCTTCTATAAACTTATCCAGATATCTTTGTTTCTTTAAAATCTTCATTGCTATCTCGTCCTTACCTTTCTTCATTAGTTTTTCCGCGTACAATCCTAATTCTTCCGAATCATTGGTTAGGGTTTGCAGTTGATGTGAACTCATGAATAACTCCCATGTGTTATTAAATTGTTGAAATAAGGGATGGTGTCACAGCAGTCCTGGATAAGCCTCCTCGACAATTTTTCTCGTAAGACCTTTGACTGGCATTTTCTTTTCGACCATCTTTAATACTAACTCCGCATCTTGTGGATGTACAGATTCTAATATACCAATGAAAATCTTTTCCCGTTTGTAGGACGGAAGCTGATCTCCTTGACCACCTTTTACTATGTAAGTAAACTTTTGATTCTCCCTAAGCAACGTGCTTGGAATGCTTTCTTCTATATTTGGAGTATAGGGTGGACGTCCTTTGGGTAGGTTCCATTCAACACCAGGATGTAACGCGCCGGCGATAACATCTCTAATAGCATGATGGTTGTTTTGCTTGAGAATATTAATCTTCTCTTCTCTATTTTTGGCTTTGCCAATGGCTTCAAATACTTCAAATACTTCTAACATACGTGCCATAATTATACAAAATCTCCTACACTTTCAATTAAGAGCCTGCAGCGTTTGCTTACCAGATAATTCAGGACATTTTGATTAGCCGGTTTCTGACTCTCATAGTTATATATAATATCTTCTTTGACGGTTTCGGGTGTTTCGCTAAGATCTATCAACTTTTTATTGCGCAGATAGTTACGATATACCTCTTCACCCTTAGCTTTGGGATCTTTTATTAGCTCGTCGAGAATATTTTTACGCAAAGGTGTTTGACGAATCCCTTCAACAAAACAATTGTCGTTGCTTAGTACGTTAGGAATACCATCAGCTTGGTCGCCTTTCATAATAAGCTCCATGAGCTGACGACGAGGTGTTTCCTCTTTGATAAACTTTTTCTTCATTGGTGAGTATTGGTTGATGTTATCATACTTCTGAAGCTGAACAAAGTCTTTATCTGATGATACAATCAGCACAGGTTGATGCCTGCCAAACTCTTGAGTGTCCTCACATATCACACCAATGATATCATCAGCTTCACAGTGATCATTCTCAACCACTTTATATGGGAAGTTCTCTTTGATCTCTTCTAGCACCATATTGGTGATACGGAACAGTTCGTTCCAATCCATCTTAGACTCTTTACGTGCATCTTTCCGCTTGAACTTATAGTTAGGAAATGCATCCTTCCGCCAGTTCTTTTTACCATCTGTACAGATTACCAACTCACCATACTTGTGGTGATGCTTAGAGCGATACATTCTCAAGCTGTTCAAGATCATATGACGGACTAAGTTCTCATCAATATCTAGTTTCTGTGTCACAACATTGCTAATCGCAATTGCATTATAATCAATCAGAATCATTTGTATTCCTTATGTGTTTAGAGTGGATCTTACAGCCAATGAACTCGTTATAGAAGTCATCGCTGAGCAATACATCGTATTGGAATTGCAGCTTAGCTTCATAATAAGAACACTCACCTTTAGTTCTACACAAGTATAGTATATCTCGCTTGTAGTTGTCAACACCTTTTTCCTCCACCAAGGATTTAACCTCGACGGATGACCCATAGTACTTGCGCCAATCGCTTTCTACACGCGTCTTAACGCGTCTCTTACGTGTTTTAGTCTTGGGTAGGATCTTTGGTTTCCAGAA